CCCGAGTCTACTACACCAAATGAAGCTGATCGTTCAGGACATCCGCTCGACTATCGCTCGGGTCATCGGCGTATGTGTCGATGATCAGCGCGTTTATGACTACATCAACCAAGCGTGTCGAAGGCTTCTACACAAGGGGTTGTGGGCCGGTGCGTATGGGCGGTTCACGATTCATACGGTCGGCGGATGTATTACTTGGCCGCGCCAGATCGAAACCATCGAGTCTGTCGCCGATTGCTGCGGAGTCGGAACCGTCCGCAATCAATGGTTCGAGTTTCAGGAAACCGGCTATGGACTGCTCAACTCAGGAGACGCTTGCGTCGGTAAGCAGCTTATTGACCGTGGGACTGTCGTCTCTTACCGCGACATGTCTGGTGGCCTTAACAGCTACATTCGAGTCTACCCTGGTGACGCTTCGGATGTCGGCAAGACAATCACCCTGCAAGGAGTCGATCAGAATGGTCAGTGGATTCGAACGCAGTCCGGCGGCGCATGGATTGACGGAGAGAAGCTGACGCTCGCTTTGCCCTACGTTCAGTCCACCAAGAAATTTACTCAGCTTACTGGCGTAATTCGCGAGGCGACGAACACCGCAAGCCGACTGTATGAGTATGATGCGACTGCGTTGTCCGAACTCGATCTGGCAGTTTACGACCCTGATGAAACTTTGCCGCAGTACCGTCGGAGCCTGCTGACCGACCGCTGCCACAACGACGAGGATAAGCCGGTAACGGTCATGGCGAAGATGCGCCATATCAACGCGACGAGCGTTAACGACTACCTTATTCCTCCGTGTCCTGATGCCATCAAGCTGATGGTCATGGCGATTCGCAAGGAGGAGAACGATTTGATTCAGGAAGCAGTGGCCTACGAAGCTAAAGCGGTTCAAGCTGTGCAGGAGCAGACGATGCAGTATCTGGGCGATGCTGTCGCGACGATACGCATGGTCGGTGTAGGATTAAATGGCGGTGGATTCTCGCAATGGTTCTGAACCAAAAGGATAATTTATGGCAATAGGACTTGGAGCGGCAATTTTGGGCGGGGCCGGAATCTCGGCAGCAGGAAGTCTGCTCGGCGGACTGTTCGGTGGAAAGAAGCCGAAGGTTCCTGAGCTGAAGCCGATTGATTTCGCCAAGGAGCAGCAGCAGGCGATTCAGCAGAACATCGCGTCGCTTGAGCCTGCTACCGAGTTGGCCAGAAAGACGACCGCCGCTGAACAGTCTCAGCTTGAGACACAGCTTCGTCGTGCGATTCCTGGTTATGACCAGCTTGTTTCTCAGGCTGGGCAGAACATTGCCGCTTCTCTTCGCGGCGAAATCTCGCCTGAAGTCTCCGCTCAGGTTCAGCGTTCGACCGCTGGACGCGCTTTGTCTGGTGGATTCGGCGCAGGATCTGGATTTGGCCGTGCGCTGACCGCTCGCGATTTGGGCCTGACCGGCATGCAGATTCAGAATCAAGGTCTTGCTCAAGCTCAGAACTTTATCCAGCAGCAGCGAGCGTTCGGTATGGTTCAGCCGTTCTCAGTGAGCAGCATGTTCATCACGCCAGCGCAGCGCATTGGAGCGATTCAGGAGCAGCAGTCTAGGATGTACGGTCGTGATTTGACTGCCGCTCAAGTTGCTGCCGCTCCCTCTCCGATGCAGCAGGCGGCGCAGACTGCGCTTACCAACTTTGGCGGCGTTGCCGGTGGCGCGCTGTCGCAGTACGGAATGTATCAGGGGTTGATGGCAGGCCAAGGTGGCCCGTCGCCGTCGTACAATCCACAGAACGATCCTGAGATTTACCCCAATCTCTATTCGCCGTCTCCAACGACATCGGATATTACCCCAATTTCCACCAGCTTGTTCCCAGAGTACGGCTCTTCAATCTACGGACGCTAATCTTATGGCCGACCAATCTCTTCAAGCATTTCAGCTAGGCGCATCGCTGTTCGACCGCGCGCAGACGCAGGCTCGCATGATGGAGCAGTTCCAGCAGCAGACTGCGGAATCTGTGCTTCAACGGCAGGGACTGGAGCTTCAGAACAAGATTCGGGACATCACGCTTGCCGACACCATCGAGGAGCGGCAGGCGCAGGTTGATGAGTTCAAGACGTTCTCGGATCTTAGCAAGCAAGTCGGAGATTACCTCGATAACCCTAGCGCAAAAGCAAAGTTTCCGGTCATTCCTGCTTTCAAGTCCAAGCAGTACCGGCTTGAGGCGGACAAGATGCTCAACAATCTTGAGAAGTATTCTGCTCGCGCTGAACTTCTGAAGGCTAGAGATAGGGCGGAAGCTACCTCCAACACACTGAGGGCATCGACGATAAACAAGGCAATCGATGCTGGTGCGTGGATAGGCTTCAATCAAGACGGAAGCCCTAACATCGACGTTCAGAAAATGAACGCTTATTATGAAAAATTAGGCTCCTCAAAGATTGGTCAAACCGAAGCTAAAACTACATCACTTCTTGGTAACCTTGATCTTTCAAGAGACAAAGTAAGGATTGCTGCTGCTAACCTAGACAGGTTGACAAGGGAAGGCGCATCTAAAATTGATATCGATAAAGCGAGGCTTGAGTTTGATCAGGCTCTGAAAACAGATGAAGCATTGCTGAAGGAAAAGAGATATCAACTTGATGTTGAGACTAAGGGTAGAGAGCTTGACATAAAACAGCAGAATGCCGACACCGCCAAAACCAAAGCAGAGTCTGGAGGTAAACTTCCTGCTCCTACCAAGCTGGATCTGGATGAGCTTGAGTTTTCCGAGGCTGTTCTTAACGGAATTAAACCAATGGAGCCGTATCTTGATCAGGATCTTTACGGCCCAATGTTTAACGCAAAAGTTACTGCTGGAGAGGCTTTTAACGCGTTCAGTCCAGAACGAGAAGTTAATCAGCTTTATGTCAACATGAGTACTGGTGCCATGTTTAAGCGTGGCGGCAAGGCTCTTACAAAACCTGAAATAACAAGAATTACGACCTCAATCGGAAAGCCTACTGACACTGGTTTTTCTGACCGAGTTCAGACGTTCAAAGACCTTACGGCTCGAAACATAAAAGATCGCGTTGAGAAATTAAGGCTTCAGGGAATTGACAAAAATCCTCAATACGGTGCGTACATTGATTTGCTTGAGCGGAGAGCAAATGAGATTTTGGGTGTTGAGGCTCCGACTCAACCTGCTGCCGCTCAGGGTAATACTAGGATTCGTTTTGACTCTCAGGGAAACACGATTCAATAAATTATGCCAATCGAAGCTGAAATCGAAGGTATTGGAATCCTTGAGTTTCCTGATGGAACTCCAAACGAGGTTGTTCAATCTGCCGTAAAGCGGACTATTTCTGAAAGAGCCGCCGCCAATCCTGCCGTCTCTCAGGTTGCCACAAAGCCTGAGACGCTTGAAACAGCAGGTTCTCCTACTGCACTTAATCAAGCTGTTCAGCAGTCCGCAAAAGTTGGCCAACAACGGTTTCAGTCTCAAGACCCGCTTGTTCAGCAGGCTGACTTTTACCTCGGTCCTGACAGCGCGCGTAAATTCCAGAAGTTTGTGGCTGGCAATTACGAGCCGCTGCCCGACGAGGATTTCACCGACAAAGAGCGTCAGTTTTTGGCCGACTTTGAAGGGAAAAGGGCGAGAAAAGTCGCTGCCAATACGGTTCGTTATGGTGCGCCAATCGCCGCAGCATTTCTTCCTGGGGGGCAAGCACTGGCCGCTGAAGTGGGCGTCAACCTTGGTGCTGAGCTTTTGGCTCAAACGCTGGAGCCTGAGAAGATGCGTCCGGCGCAGATTGCTGCCTCCGGTATTCCAACTCTTGGAATCGCAAAACCTGGAACCGGAACAGGTGTTCGTCGCTTACTAACCAGCGAAACTGGAGTTCCGCAGCAAGCAACACTTGGCGCACAGCTCAGGAAAGAGGCTTTGGTTGGCGGTAAGACATCTCTCGCTCAAGCTGGAGTCGAATCTTTTGGAGAAGATGTTAGCGGCGGTGAGATGGCGTTGCGTACCGCGATTGGAAGCACATTGTTTCCCGCCTTTTCAACTGGTGTTCGAGGAGCTACAGCAGCGGCAAGAGCTGTTTCTGGCGCACCGTCAGCGAGCAAGTTTCCGGCTACTTTTGCTGCTGAATTCCAGCGTCCATTTACCCAGAAGTTTTTGGAGGATCGAGCCAACCTTATTCGCCAAGAACTTGGGAATGCTGCCGGTATCGATCCTGCGCTTTCTCGTCAGGTTGCAGACACGTTCTACAACCCTGCGTTTTCTGGGTCATCTCCTCAGGACGTTGAGAACTTCAGGAACACCGTGCAGTCGTTCCTTGAGCAGTCTGTTGTTCAGGGGCGTCGATCTGGTCTTTCTGGCGATGATTTGACTCAAGCCATCGTTGGCGAGCTTGGTCGTATTTCTGGAAAGACTGATGTCAATCCCGCTGTCGTTGAGTCGGTTGTGCGCCAAGCTGATGCTTTGACCGAGCAAGCTACTCGCAAGGTCGATGAGGCCATTAAGAAAACTACAAAGTTCAAGGACAAGAGAAATCAATACGCGCTTGCGTTTGCCCGTAACGCAGAGGGTCGTCTTCAGGTGGAATCTCAAGAGCTTCAGGATGAAATTGTTCGCCTGAGCAATCAGAGAGCGCAGCTTGGTGCTGAGGACGTAGCGAATCGGACGCGAATCGAAGGACAGATTGCTGGCCTACAAGATCAAGTTAAGAAAATCGAGCAGGGGTTTGATGAGCGGTTTTTGAGCGGAAAGCCTGTCTCTGCTTTTGAAACTGGAACGCTCATTGGTGAGCAGGGCAATAAAGTTCGAGACGTATTTGAGGCTGAACAAGAAAAGGGCTTTTCCGCGATAAGGCCAGACCTGCAAGCAACAACCGTTCAGGTTGATTTTGGAAAGGTGGACAAGGACGGAAATCCGGTTCTTGATACTGTCAGCTTGGAAGACCTTAGAAAGATCAGGTCTAAAATCTATCGATTGTTCGATTTCAATGCCCCTGTTCAGCAGGGATTCTTTGAGAGCTGGGAAAAGCTCAACAAGATCAACGATCAGATGACTGCTGCGTTCGACGCGAATCCTGCGCTTCGAGACGCTCTTGATGCTCAGAACAAATCGTACGCAGAAGGAATCAGCCGTTTCAAAGGTGCTTACGTTGACCGAATCCTGCGTAGCATTGGTGAGGGTGGTGGTGCGCCTGAATCTGTGTCAGCCATCGTTGGACCTCGCGGGGCAACCACTCTTGCTGTTCTGAAAGACATGGCCGGTGAAACTTGGGAAACCAATGTGAAGCCAGCTCTTTCGGACTACATCTACAATCAGATCCGTGGAAAGAATCCGGTTGAGTTTCTCAACACTCTGACAGAAGCAAAAGCGGCTCGCGGCGAATTGTCCAAGGAGGTGGCCAATGAGTTCTTCCCCAGTCTTGGTCAGATTCAGGATGTCGCTTCGAAGTATTCCTCGATCATCAAGGAAGAGGAAAAGCTCAAGTCCAGCCTCGACGAGCTTACGTCAAAGTCCAAGCTGCTTGAGACTGATGTTTCCAATCGTATTGCCGGAGCCGAAACTCGGTTAAAGCAAAATCGAGAGGAGGTTGCCGATGTCAAAAAGCGTTTGGCAGCATTCCAAAAGAAGAATGCTGAACGTGGATTCAAAGGCATTCTAGCGCAGCCCGGAGAGGACATTGAGGCTCAGAAGGAAATCATCACGCTTCTTTCCGATATCAAGTCCAAGGTCAAATCTGGCGTCTCTATTGATGATGATGTTCTGAAGGAAATTGCTTCCAACCCTGATGCGGCAACGATGCTCAGGGATTTGAACGATTACGTCACTCAACAGGCTCAAACTGCTACCGACTTCCAGCAGGTCGTTGCATCGGCAATCAGGGGCGGTGAGCTTTATGGAAACATCCCTGCCGGAAACATCGTCGATTTCCTGAAGTCCAAAGGAGGAGGCGTTTATCCGGTCAAGAGGGCTGAAGAGTTTACGAGAATCTTGAAAGAGAGTCGGCCAGACCTTCTGGCTGATGCTCAGAACATTGTTCTTGGTCGAATCGTCAAAGACTCGCTTGTTGATGGAAAGAAATCCATCGACACGGACAAGATGAAGGCGTTGATTGCCGGTGGAGAAAAGCCGGGAGAGTACAACGCGCTGGTGAACGAATTGTTCGGACCTGGAGGTGTGGACAAGATTACCACGATTGCCAATCAGTTGGCAGTGGCTTCAAAGGAAGGCAGCAGTCTTGTTTCGAAGTCGATCTTGCCAACATTGGTGACTGGAGCGACGTACTTGGCAACAAGCAGTCCCATCTTAACCGGAGCCGTTGGAGCTGGAATGGCTGGATTCATGGGAAGAAGGATGATTCTCAATGCAATCGGAGTTTCCGGCGAATCCGCTGTTGGCCGGATGCTTCAATCTCCGACCTACGTCAAAACCGTAACGACGCCAATCGATCAGCTTTCAAAGGAGCAGATGGATTTGTTCAATCGCAACTGGTCGAGACTCCTCAAGTTGGAGACTGATAAGGCGATGATGCAGTGGGAGGAGGGGCAAGAAGAGCAGAAGCAGCTTCGCGAAATGCAGCGTCAAACCCGTCGTCGAGACTAATGAAAACCTCCCTCTCCAAGAAGAAAGGTAACACCTACCAGGGCAAGAAGGTGACGCTCAACAAGCCGTTCTACACGCCGGGAGAGCGGAAGAAGAGTGCCGTCTACGTTAAGAACGACAGCGGCAACGTCATCAAGGTTCGCTTCGGCGATCCGAATATGGAGATTAAGCGCGACAATCCTGAGCGTCGTAAGAACTTCCGTGCGCGGCATAACTGTGCGACAGCAACGGACAAGACGACGCCCAAGTATTGGTCGTGCAAAGCGTGGTGATTTCGTCGGTAACAACTCATTCTAACTGATATGGACAAGATGAAACTTGGTGGTGGCGGACGTTACGAGAAGCTCATCGGCGAGCTTGAGAAGAAGGGTGTGAGAGAGCCTCGCGCTTTGGCGGCGTACATTGGCCGCAAAAAGCTCGGCAAGGCGAAGTTCCAATCGCTCGCTGCGAAAGGTCGTCGCCGCGCTGAGCGTGAGAAGGAAAGCTAACGCCCCCTAGGTCGTCCGCCCCACGGCTTCTTGGTTGCCGCCGCCTTATCGACTACGAACTGCTCAGGTGGAGCGTAGTCCCAGGATATCGTTCCGACTCCTCGTTGAATAACGATGGAGCCGGTTTTGTTTCCGTTCTTGTCCTTCAATCCTGACCTGTCTCCGCGCTTCGCCATTCCGAGCATGAAGCGTCGCGGTTGATTGAATCCGACCTCCTTCAGGACAATCACCTCTCTCGCCCAGTTGGTCAGGTCAGATGATCCAAAGCCTGAGTAGGCCATATCCGCCACGCTCTCCGGTTTGTCGTCCTTACCCTTCGGCTTGGGGAAGTGATGAACCAGCACGATGACGACTCCTGTCTCCATCATAATCGGCTGGAGCAGATGTCGCGTGAAGTTCGCACAGACCTCGATGTCCGATGGATTTCCGCCGATGTAGGAGAGCAGAGGGTCGATATAGACAATGTCTACTTTCGTTTTTCGAATAAGACGACGCAGCATGGTCGTGAACTCTACGCCGGTTCGAACAGCTTCTCTGAAGAAGAGCATGTCTGCACGGCGCAATCCGTTCTGCCAATCGCTTCCGAAGACCATCTGCGCGGCCCCTTTCAGCGCATCATGCTGATCGGCGATGTCGTTCTCAGCTTGGACGTAGGCCACCTTGAGCGGTCGTACCGGCTGACATCCGAACCAATCTGAACCTATGGCCCACCTCAGTCCTTGATAGAATGCCATCGAGCTTTTGCCGCATCCGCTCTGACCGACAAAGAGGACCGATGAACCGCGCCGAATCCATCTGTCACCAATCAGGTTGTCAGGGTCGTTCTCAGGATCGTAGTCGATGATGCTCTGGAGCGTGAACTCCTGAGGCATGTCCTGGGACTCCAGATAGTCCGTGAACGCATCCCAGTTCACGACGCCCACATTGATGGCGACAAGCCTCTGCTCCTTGCCATCGCGCATCACACCGGCAAGACGAGAGAACCTGCTCGCGTTCTTGTTCTTCGGATCGATGCCAAGAGCTTCCAGATGGCGATAAACAACGTCGCGACGCTCGTTCCATTCCTCCTTGTTCGCCGCATCGACTCGCACCCATCCATGCAGACTCTTGCCACCGGAATCGATGACAACCGATAGCGGCAGCTTCGACTCCTTCAGGATCGTCCATTGCTCGTCCTTTGTCTTATCATCCATCTCGACCAGGACATGACGGAATGCTGATACGCCGGAATCTGATCCGGTTTCATCGAGACATGGGTTGACCCTGACATACGCGCCACGGCTGTCAGGACCGTTCCACATGGAACTTATGGGCGGTGTGAAATGCTTCTCAATCCATTCGTCGCGCTTGAGGAATGTACCCTTGGACGCTGGCCTACCCTTTCCATCCTCATCGCAGATGATGTCGTTGCAGATGCAGACAGTTTCATCCGGCTCGAAGCAGGCTTTGAGAAAGTCGATGGTTGAAAATCTGAATTCAGGTTGCGGAATTGCTTGTATCTTTTGAACGATGAACTTGCCGGTCGTTGATACCGGAGTTCCGCTTTGCGCGGATAGAAGCCAACCTTTCGGCTTATCGTGCGCCACGTTCATCGCCTGATTCACCTTGTGGGCCAATTCGTTAGGCTTCCACGGTGGGAGGCACTTCTCGTTGTACTCGGTCAGCAGCATCTCCGCATCGGAGCGTGACAGCTCGAAGCCATGCACTAGAGCGGTAGCTACTGCGAAGGTTGTGTTATGACCGCCCTGGCCGCTGATGGCACCGGGGGTGTTGCGAAGCCATGCTCGCGCACGGTCGATATTTGAATTGCTCATTCGATTCCAAGTTGTTTTCTCGCGAGTTCCCCGGATCTGCCAAGGTCAGTCTTGGCGATTTCCTGAAGAACAGAATTTGATTTCTCTAATTTCTGAAAAAGGAGAGCAAGCTCTTTGGGAGTCATCAGGTACTTGCTCCACTGTTGGATGGGTATGGAGCGAGACTTGAACTTCGCAAAGAGCTGCTCTTGTGCGGCGATGTAATGGCTAGGGCTTCGCATCTATCAGCGCGAACTTGGCATTGAATTCAGCCTTCGTTCGAACGTAGAGCTTTCGTTTGCCTTCCCGCATGTAGACAACTCCAGACCACTTGGTTTCTCCGATTCGTATCTCTACGTCGTCGGAGAGGAGTTCAACCTGCACCGAGCTGTTTCCTAAGTTCTTGTATCTCATCTTCGGTTGCATCGTCGAGATGGCCTGAACCGCTCGAATGCCAGACTCCATCCACGTTTTGCTCGGGCTTCGGCCTGCTCATCCAACCGCGAAGAAGTGCATACTCGATCAACTGAGGGGCTTCCTTCAACAACTGTTGTCGCGTGATTTCAGATTTCATCGGGTTCGATTCGTTTGCCGCGTCGTCCGCCTGCTCGGCGCATACCCATCTCGGTTCCAATTTCATTGGCAAATCCACGGCGGATCAGCCATTCCTTGTACTTTCGGTCGATGTAGGCGAAGTCGATCCTTGGCGTCGATTCGTCTGCGTCGGCTACTCGGACTGTTGCTACTTTGTTCATGCTTATTTGTATATCTCGGTTGTTAGTTTGTAGTGTCGCTCAGCTTGGGTGCAGTTCCAGCACAGGTCATGTCCTGCGTTGCATCCACACCCGAGAGATTTGAAGAGAACCTTGGCCAACCATTGGTATTCCTCGATGGCGTGGCGCAGGGTTTCGATGTCGGTTTCTTGGGCGAGAGGTTTGGTAGGTTCGCTCATTTGACGACGAAGAGAATGAAGTACGCAGCGGTGATGACCATGCCAGCGCAGAATGCGGCGATGAGGAGCTGCTTGAGTTCGTCCGGTGATGGAGGACGGTACATTTTGTGGTTCATACGGTGTCAGGATATTTTCGGTGATGAGCCGCGTGACACTTTCGGCAAAGCCAGCGGACGTTTAATCTCTGGTCGTAGTCGTAGCTGTCGTGGTGCGCCTCTGGTTTGCACGATGTTCCACATTGAGAACAATTGTTTGGCTTTATTAATTTTCCAACTTTCACAGCATACTCGACTGCTCTTCGCGAGCGTTCTCGGTCTGGGTATTTTATCCTAGAAATTTGATTGCTTAATTTTGACTGTTTTTGTCGTTTAAGTTTTTTCTCTTCAATCTGGCTGGCATTTAATCTGTGGATTTTGCATCGCTCTCGAATCTTGCTGGCATTAGTTGAACGGTAAATATAACCCCATTCCGCAACGCATTGTTTGCATTGAGATTTAAGTTCACCCTTAATTCCCAATCTTTTCTGAAAACACTCTAGATTTTTTTTGATTCCACATTTTGAGCATTTTTTGACAAGCGCATCATGATTAAATGCTAACTGCAATGGTTCAGAGGTCATAAATTTTTCAAGGCTACCTTCCTCCACCCAATGCATAGTGAAGGATCAGCAGGGCGTCGCAGTTCTTCAGGGTTACGTCTAGATGAGGATACAATTCCTGCGCCTTCGCCTTGAGCTTTCGCTTCCATTCCGAATGATCTTTGCACGATGCTTTCCCGCCGAGTCCTAGAGGAGCCTGCCACACTTTTGGAGCTGCTCTGTGAAGAGCGTATCCGTACGCGTATGCAGCAGCCTCAATCCGACCGAGGTTTCTGTGAAGTGTCGCCATCGACGAGCTTTTCGTCATGGGAGACACGAACAGTGGAAGCTCCTCGATCCATAACTCTGCATTGGCTACCTTTAGCTGATTGATCAGCGCGCAGATTTCAGGCAGCGATTCTGGCATCGACAGCAGGACTATTCCGTCCGGCGTGTTGACCGCGAATCCACCGCTGACACCAGGGTCAACAGCTACGATTGGTTTATTGTTTTTATTCATAGACTGCATCCTCCTTCACACTCAAAATTGAAAGCTGACTGACCGCGCTCTCCGTCGGTCAAGTGAACCTCTTTCAGCGGGCGACAGCTTTTGTGGATGTAAACTTTTTCGTTCATGTTTCGATTGTAAACCGTTCCCTCCACTCGAAGCGCATCATCAATTTCAACAGCTCTGGCCCATCCATCTGGATCTGACTCTCGAAGTTGCAACCATTCGTGATCTGACTTGTACGGGCAAAATACGCAAGCTGACCTTGGTACTTTGTGAGGAACTCCAAAGCTTTCCAACCATCTCACGCAGTCTGCTCTAGTCATCATCTTTTCGCAGAGAGGAAACTCAGGTTCAGACCAGTGCGGACTGTTGGCCTTGATGCGCGTTGCCCGACCTGCTTCATCGAGGCTGATTCCAAAAAGCTGTGTCAGCTTTGTTTTGATTCGCTGACCTTTCAAAAGACCAAGAAGTTTGCATCGAATAAATCGTTCAAGCGGTTTGATTTTGTACTCGCTAGTGCATTGTCTTCGCATCACTCCAAGCGGCTCTCCTTCGTTGCGAGCGGTAAAAGCTGGGATTGCAGTAAATTTCTGTCCGGTTGAATTAACCCCGTTCATCAAGTTGTTTCCAAGAATCCCAGCAGACACAACATGGATAGGTGGACCACCTAGGCTCTTGAGCCATTCCATGTGGGCATAGACTGACTTCGGCTCTTCGCCAAGATCAGCGAAAATGGCGCAATCAATCGGTTCAATCTCGCCGCGCATTACCATCAGGTACAGCGTCGTTGATTGGACTCCGCCACCTAGGTTTAGGATTCTCATTTGTTGTAATCCCTTATTTCTCCGCGTTTCACCTTTGAAATCCATCCGAGGCTAACCGCGTAATCTTCCTTAATCTGACGATATCGCTTACCAGACTTGATGTCCTGAAGAACCTCGGAAACAACCGCCTGTGGGATATGTCCATTAAACGGTATGTAATTGTTGGAAATTCTCATATCAGTAACATAGCACGGTAACTTGTTCCGCAGCGATTCGAACCGCACTTTTCGTGTCGCCACCTTCATTCCATTTCTCGACCTTCACTCGGCCTTTGACGCGAACCAACGCGCCATTGCCGATTTCTATTATCTTCTCAGCCACCTGTCCCCAGCTCGACAACTCGAAATCATCGTATTCTTCGTGGAATCGGCCATCATTGTCGGTCCAATGGCGAGCGATTGAGATAACACGTCGTACCATCAATGCTCCACTCTTGGTTTCCGTTTGGCGGCTGATGCCTCGTAGTTCTCCGATGAGATAAACTACGTTCTCCGTAGGCGTGGCTGTTTCGTTTGATGTCGTTGATGCACTCATTGTAAAAATACGCAACCTAGTTCTCGGTAGCATTTCATTCGCTTCTTCGCGTGGTATGCACCGATGGGATGGAACCTGTCAGAAAAGTCCAGAATTGTCGCACAGTTTTTGGAATCTGTTTTCCGCAATGCGCGGCTCGCTCGCTGGATCGTCTTCTGCGATGATCGACCTCCGCTGACCATGATAAGCAGTTCCACGTTGGGTAGGTCGAGTCCTTCGTCGGCCAGACTGGTGGCGATCATGGTCCGCAGGTTTCCGGCTTTGAACTCCTCCATCGCCGCCTTGCGCTGCTTCTTTCCGATCTTGGAATGGACAAGGAGCGAACGTGGAATCGCCGCCTCATATTGCTCACCCAGCGTGATGCGCGGGATGAGGATGAGAGTCTGCATGTCCATGTGTTCCAGCGCGTAATCGACGGCGTACGCATTCCTGTCTCGGTTCTGGCAGATGCCGATGTCCACCAGGGATTCCCAAGCGCACATGCGTTTTAATTCGTCGTCACTTATCCGCATGTACCTACGTCTCGCTTGGAACAAGCGGTCGATGTTGTCGTCGATCTTCTGCTTGAGGTTCAGATCGGTTGCGTCGGAGAGGTGGAGGTAAGCGTCGGCCAATGAATCGCCGATGTCGCTTCGCTTGATTTCGTAGGTGCGGTTGCGGAAGAGTGTTCGTGTCACCGCGTTACGGTCTTCGTCATCACCCCAAGGTGTAGCGTCGAAGCCAAATCGCAGTCCGCTACAGGATTCGATAATGCGACGCCATCCGGCAGCAGGACTGTGCTTCGCCTCGTCAACGATCAGCATGTCCTTCTTACTGAAGTCCACAGACTCGTGAGGACAGCGGATGTCTACAATCTCATCAGATACACCGGCAACACGGAGCGATGTGCGCGCTTGCTGGCATGTCTCGCGGGTAGGAGCAAGCCAACCGAATCTCAATCCAGATCCGCCGTTTTGCTCGTTCTTGATGATGCTCGCGGCAATCCATGTCTTGCCACTGCCTGCGGGTGAGATTATCAGGCCATCGCTAGTTTTGGCCCACTCTACTGCTTTCTTTTGGTATTCTCTCAGATTCATAATTTTAGGAGATTTGCACCCCCGGTTGCAGTTTCATTACAACCGGAGGTTATTGTTCGCACCACAAGGTACGATTCGCCTTAGCGAGTGAAAGCTGACAAAGATGTACTTACTTGAGCAGTATTGTTCAACTTTGCCAGTAGCTCTCTCACCGCTTGATCAGCGAGAAATCCGATCTTTACTCCGTGCTTGTCGCAAATAGCGCGCAGCTCGGTGTGAAGTGTTGAGTCGATTGTGATTACCGTGGTCTTGCGTTTAGGTTTCATATTTACTCCGTAAGTTGCTTGATGTACTTGTTTCTCTGCTTTGGCGTTAGTGACACAATGAATGCGAGAGTCTCGACCGCATTGACCGAGTGGATGAGTTTCCAATGTCCCCTTGCTGCGTCCAGTTGCTTCGCTCGTTGCATATCCACAATCAGCACTTCGCCGGCCATGGTGTGTTTGTAGATGAATGCTGCGTTTAGTTCGCTCACGGCTTGGCCTCCACTCGTTCACGCCCGAGAGCCTCACGAGCATCATCTCGGACGTAGTTGTTCACGGCGTAGCCCAAGTCCTCAGGATCTAGGAATCGGTTGATGAATGACTCCATTCGCTTGATCTTCTCGTTTGCCGCATCCAACTCCGCTTGGAACTCGGCATCACAATGATCTTGCCAAGCCTGTTCGGCTGCATAGTCGGCGTCGTTCATCGCTTGTTCTTTTTGTATTTGTTCCATTGAAGGATTGCTTTGTATTCTTCATCGTCATTCTCAGCGTTCAGCATCGCATCCCCCGCGTCCTCCATGCGCTTGATACGA